GGGAGAATGTATTTCTTGGCTTGGGAAACGAAAGGCCATGCCGGATAGATGGAATGACGGATGTCATTTAGTAGCGTCACGAGTTGCCCTATATCGTGTGATAACTGAACCAGACAACGAGATTTTTCTAGCCTGCAAAGCACGAATGATTTGTGCAGGTCGCACAGTTGGATCGTTTAGGGCTTCAATTAAATCTTTGCCATCGGCTTCACCAAGTTCGGCAACGATTTGGTCTATGCGATTACTTTGACCTGCTCGCTGTCCTTTTATTTCTGACAGGAATTTGCCCACTAGATGCCCCCTTGAGATGCCAATCGATGTGTGCATCCAACTTACTATCAATCTTCTCTACTTTTCCACCGACACTCCGCAAGATTTCCATGACGCTTGCATGGTCTTTGGTGTTCTCGTTCTTCACTTTCAGCAGAAGCGTAGTAATGATTCCGCCAACTGCGGTGACCAACGCTGCGATGACGATGCCCCAATCCACATCAAGCCTTTACGCCTGTGTACCGAATGTGCCAAGGCTCAGCACCTTTACCGTTAGCGTCACCCAGAACCTCATGGCTGAAACCAAATCGGACTTCGTTGGCAAGTAACCATTGAAGGGTTGCACCATGCGCGTCTTTGATGTCGATAGCGATGCCGTATAGATGGCGTGAGCCACGCGCTTTGTCGTTTGCTGGGTCATCGTATGGGGTGGCAAGCATTGCCATCCCAGGCTTGAGATAGTAAGTCTCGTTGTTCCAATGCTTTGTGGAGGCTCCGGCAATCGGTGCCTTTTGATAGCGCTGTAAGAATCCTGCGGTTTGCTGAGCTATTGAACGCAACGTGTCACCAGCTGATGTGGCCTTTAAGATGATGCCGTCAGCCTTCGCAGCGGTAGCCATCTCCTCAAATGCAGCAGCAGCACATTTTTCCAACTTGCCACCAGCAGACACAGCAACCACCATGTCAGGTGTTATCTGTGAAGGTTTCTTACCTTTGAGATGCTCGCACCAATGGATGTCCCGAACAGGCCAGTTCGGTTTCATGCTTTAGGTTTTGCGCCGAATGCTTCGTTGATTTCAGCAACAGTCAACTGACCGTCAAGGCTGGCTTGAGCGAGGCGTTGGATAACGGTTGCCACAGCTGCGAATCCGGCAAGGATTGCACTCTTGTATATAGGCAAGTCTGGGGCGATGACGGCACTACCGCCGATGATGGCTAGCGCTGACGATAGGAATACTGCGACGATTCGTCCTGCGATGTCTTGAACCTTTTTCATTCTGTGTCTTCTTTCTTTAACGCGCCGATGAAGTGAAGAACGAGAGCTGCAATGGTGAGCCAGATCACGATCTTTTGAAGCCCACCAGATAGCGTCAAGATTGTTGTGACAGATGCAGCGATAGTCCAAATCAACGCATGGAACTCACCCCAAAACTTCATCACTTATTCCTTCGACTAGGTGCAGGGGCTACGGTCAAGAATACAGCAGATAGCGCAATCAACGCACGACGAGTTTTCACCGGCACCGTTGAGTTGAGTGGGACATAGGAGTCAGCGAAACCTTGAAAGATATTGAGTACAGATTCGAACGCTTTACGCACAGACGAAGGTGCCGATTGCACAGCTTCAACCACAGCCTCAGCCTCAGCCGGACTCAACTCCGTTGGACTGATTTCTTCAAACAATGCCACAGCCTGCTCACTCGTCACGCTGGCAAGAACTGTTGGGCTGGATACGAGTGAGGCTGCTTGGCTGGTATCCAAATCCTTTTCCAACACCTGTGTAACTAATGCTTGCACCTCAGCCTTGTCAGCCGTTCCCAGCGCGTCTAGGACGGCTACTAGCTCTTGGTTGCTGAGTGCAGGTTTAGCCTCGTCTGGGGGGCTTAGGACGCTTGTGGTGGGGTTCTCTGGGATGGTTGTGGGGGTAGGCTGTTCCGATGTTGTGGTCACATTCTCGGTCGTTGTGGTCACTTCTGCAACTGTCGTGGTTGTGGTTGACTGAGGCTCCGGTATGGGTTCTGTTGTCGTTGTTGACGGTTCGGTTGTTGTGGTTGGCGGTATATAAAGCGTCACAGGCACAGTCGAGGTCGTGGTCGTCGTCGTTGAGGTTGTGGTAGTAGATGTCGTTGTCGTTGAAGTCGTTGTTGAGGAGCTGGTAGTTGATGCGATATTTTCTTGGACTGTTGTTGTTGTTTGTAGTTCTCCCATTGTGGTTGATGGGGAGAGAGTAGATGTGGTGGACTCTGGCATCGTGGTCGTTAGGGCTGCTGCTGATTGTTGTTGTGTTGTTGTCGTAACAGACTGAACCCACAACGACACATTCGTTATCGTCAGATTCCCTGGCTGACAACACGTATCAACCGAATACTGACGGAACGTAAACACATCCCCTTCAACCACCGGCACCGATTTAGAACCAGCATCATTGTTCAACATCGTCAACTGGATGTAGTTCCCATTCACCGCATACTGAGGCGGGTCATACCAAGCACCATCATTAGTTTGATAAGCCCAATCAAAATCAACCGTGTTAACACCAGCAGGAATCGTGGCCTCAATCTTCACCCAATGAGACTGACCAGAACACCCACCATTATCAGCACCATGCAACACCACCCCATTAGCAATAGTTTCAACAGACCCAGAAGCAGCACAAGACTGACTATAAACCCAACCACCAAAACCGTCAGCCTCAGCCGAAGGAACGAAACTGAATAGCGAAACTAAAAGTGCTGGGGCTGCAATCAGCCAACGACTATGAAGTAATGATTTCAGGCGCAACGAAGGAATCCGAAACCTCGTCATAAATATAACCAATACCGGCATAAATTTCGCGGAAGTTTCCGTTGTACGAAGTTTGCAACCATTGGCCTTCAATGCCAAGCGATGCTATAAAGGCTTGTCCTACTGGTTCGCTTTCTGGGAATGGCAGATTATCTATGTCATCGTTAGATACAACAATTACTTGTTGGACTTTGTTGTTTTTGATTTGTGCAAAGTGTGCCATGTTTAGGCCTTCCATCTAATATAAGCGACGCCTGATCCACCAGCACCAGCGTTGTTTGCACCTTGCGCACCGCCACCGCCTGAGCCTGTGTTCGCTGCAGCTGCGGTTCCAGTTGTTGTTCCACCAGCACCGCCGACAGATGATCCGCCTGCACCGCCTGACGCGCTACCTGCGCCGCCACCACCGCCACCCTTAAACAGCGATGAACCGCCGATAAATGTGTTGACCTGCAACCCTGCTCCACCTGCACCACCGTTTGACGATGTGGCGTTAGATCCGACAACTGTTGTGCCACCGCCACCGCCACCAGCAGTTGTTGCTGTTGTTCCGCTGAACCCTGTCCCACCATTAAAGCCGAACAATGTTGAAATCGTTGTAAACAAACCGACGCCAGCTGTGGAAACAAGGCCACCGCCACCGCCACATGTTCCTGGATACGCAATCAATGTTGTGTTGACGTCACCAGTACTTGCTCCACCCATGCCACCAGGAATAATGGTTTGAGGTTCTGCAGCTGTGGTTGCCATTGCCGAGGCCGATCCTTTGCCACCTGCAACACCATTTGTTGTTGAACCTGCACCACCAGCGCCAATTGTGATTGTTGTATTAGCAGTCAAATATGTTTCTACAAATTGCCAACCGCCAGCGCCACCGCCGCCACCGCCATAACCTGTTGCGTCGCCTCGACCTCCGCCACCGCCACCAGCCCAAAGATATATTTCAAACAATCCTGCTTTGGTAACTGTCAATGTTCCTGTTGCGTTAAATTGCAAATACTGGTAATTCGTTCCGCTAATAGTTACAGAGGTTGGTGCACCAATTCCGCCTGTAGCGGTTCCGTAACTTACACCACCTGAGGGAAAAAATATGGAGGCTGAGGCCGACGTGAAATAAAGTGTGCCGCCTCCCCACTGCCCCAAAGCAAGACTTCCTGAAGTAGTAACTGTGCAAGTACCAGCAGTAACTGTGCAAGTTCCTGTACCAATATTGATGATTTGTAAAGTATCGCCAGCCGTAAATAGTGATGTGTTCACAGTGATTGTTGTGTTTGATGCAGAGTTCATCACAACTCTGGTTCCCTTATCGGCAGCCACCAAAACATATGAAGCAGTCTGTGTAGAAACAGTCCAGTTGTAATCGTTGGCCTGCAATGAGGTCATTTGAGCTGCGGTGAGCGTCTGACCAGTAGTGAATGTCTGAATCGCCATAGTCCTCTACTCTAGCCTAAAGCTTTCGCTTGGTCATCTAACGCATCAGTACCCAAAATAAAATAGGTATAGATACGCGCTGGGTTCGTGTACAGGGTGACGATGTGACGGTCTGGGCTGATGTCATGGCTGATCCCTTCCAAAGCCATCAACTGTGTCACCGTCGACGGGGTGGACTTAGGGAACGTTTTTGTTACCGAAATCTGCGACCCAATATCAAGGTTCGTGATCGTGGTTCGTTGCGCGTCAGTCAACCCGTTCATAATGATTCGGATATTGCCGAACCAAAATTTTGGTACAGGTTGAATAATAAACGATGATAAATCTCTAGCATCATCCAATGTTTCAAGAATCGTTACAACGACTGTTGTGGATTGGGTTCCAAATTGAGATATAGATTCGGCTGCGATTGATTGTGCAGCTTGGATTGTGGTGTTGAGATTGCCTGCTGTTGGTGCTGGTGGGGCGATGGCAACTATGGCTTTATTGATAACTGATGAGTTTGTTGTGGTGATGTCGTTGGAGCGTTGGTAAGACGGTGCTGCAACCGAGTCAGCGAGTTGTCCTATACCAATAAAATCTAAGAATTTATCAAAATAGATACCAGGCATATCAGCTGTTCACAATTTCAAATTCGGTAAATGGGATAGCAGTTCCGCCAGTATCAGCAAGTGTTGCTTCAATTGCTTGATAGTCACCGGTTAGACGGCGATCAAATGCGAATGCACCGTTTGCTTTAATAAATATGCGTCCCATTTCTGCAACATTTATTCGTTGTAGATATTCAAGTACTGTAGCTGATTGGTCAATCGGTGCGGTTCCAAGTTTCGCAATACCAGTATCAATATCTCGATCGCCTGCTTGAGCAAATAAACCAGCATTATTCAAAACTGTTCCGATTCGAGCACCAGAGTATTGAACTGCAGGCGTGAAGTTTGTGACAACAATGTTATTCATTGTGAATAGTTTGTCTGAGCAAGTAACTGTGACTACTGATCGGTTTGGCTTTTCAATGGCCTGATTATATTGAGAAATAATACCTACGAAAAGATATGTTCCATTACGACTAACACGCACGTTTGAATTCAATTCAAATCCAAGTCGTCCTTGCGTTGAATTGTAATACGGTGATGCAGTATTCACTAAAGAAAAATACCAGTCACGATCTTCTAAAACAATTGTTGCATTACTAGCCTGACCACTAATTTCACGATATTTATTTTGACGACCACGATCAATAGAAACAGATTTCACGTACGATGTCACATCAACAAATAAAGGTGATCCACCAAGCACATACAGCGTTGAACCTAATACGCCAGCAGCTGCATCATCTAAACGAAATGCGTTTGTCGTCGCACCATAGTCCATCTCAACCATGTACGTTCCGCAGTTAGGGACAACAACAGCCACAACTATTTTGTCCTAACTGGAATCGTTCCAACCGTAGCGTTGTATTGCTTCAAATAATCCACAATCAACGCTGGTACACCAGCATCGGCTATCGCAGCGTTAATGATGATTGTTGGTGCTGACTGTGAAGAAACCTTATTTGCACCGGCACCAAGGTTGTATCGAGGGTCGTTAGGTTGAATGAACTCTGGCATACCAGCAGAAGCAGATGTCCCAGAATAAGCAGAACGCGCACCATAAAAGGCTTCTTGTGCAGTCTTCAAATTCTGTAAAGCCTCAGCCTCATTCTCCAACGCTGTAGTCACAGCATCAATCGCCTCAGCCTGACGCTCCTTAGCCGTTGTCAACGCATCCTGATACTCCGTATAGATCGCTGAACCAATAGTCGCACCATAAATCGTGTCATTCAAAATCTGTTGCTGATCGTTCAAATCCTTGGTTGAAGAAGTCTGTGCATCGGTAGCATCAACTACCGACAACTTTGCCTCAGCCAAATTCAACTCTGCTCGACGAACATCCATAGGTGACGACTCAGGGTCTTTACGAACCGTCATCAAATTCATCTCAGCATCAGCAACAGAATAGATCGCTTCTTCAACTGCATACGTTGCCCGTTCCTGGTCACGCTTAGCTTTATCTAAAGCCTTCTGAGCTGCAATAGCCTCTGGTGAACCAGCACCATAACCCTGCGAAATCTTGTCAAACTTCGCTTGAGCCTCAGCCAACGCAGCATCAGCCTCATTCCTAGACTTCTTTGCAGACGTTGATGATTTAGTTGCAGAGTCAAGCGACTTCTGTGCAGAAGTAGCAGACTTCAATGAATCACTATATTCCTTCATATTGTCGGTTGCTTTTTTAATTGCATCATCAGCTTTTTTGACACCTCCACCAAGATTGATGGCTTTTGGAATTAACCCTGTTGCTGCCAAAGAAGCTGAACGAGTTGACTGGCTCATACGGTCAAGAGAGTCAGAAATGTCTTTTGGTGGTTTACCAAAATTGGCCAATTCGACTGAAGCCAAATAAACTTGCCGTCTAAATCCATCAAACATTGCTCCAGCATTAGCCAAAGCATCCTCAGTAGCGAACTGGATTTCCTTCATTGCAACGGCAACAGCTAAAGATTTTGCAGCACCAACTAGGTTCCCCTTCAAACCATAAGCAAGAGCAGCACCGTCAGCAATAATACGAACAGTTTTAGCAATCTCATGTGTAAATGAAACAAGCGACAAATATGCGGATTCAATAACATTGATTGCTGTTATTCCAAATTCCCCCATTTGTGCTGTTGCCATAGCTAACGCGCCAGAGATGCCTTTTTCTTTTACATTCTCAGCAAATATTTTGATTGCTGGAACCACAGTTTGATTCATTGTTGAAACAAAGTTTTTGAAGTATGGAAGAAGAACTAAACCTATTTCAGTTGCAGCGTCACTCAACGATGCTTTGAGAATACGCATCTGGTTGGCGAAACCACCAGAGGTTCTTTCAAAGTCGCCTTGAGCTAACGCAGTATCTTTAAGGATAAGGGCATACGATGCTTGCGTTTTGGCAGTAATGTCCAATGCGCCTTTGCCGTCGTATAGGCCAAGGTTCATCGCTTCCTGCTTGAGTCGAACATCGTTGATGGCGACACCAAACCGCTTCAAAGGTTCAGCTTCTCCAGATAAGCCGGAGCGTAATGCTTGGATTGCTTCTTCAATATTTGTGTTATTGAATGAAGCCAAGTCTGCAGCCAAACCAAGCAATGTTGTGCTCATCTCAGCAGCTTGACCTTTGCCAATACCAAAAGCTTGAATTAAGTTACCAAAAGTTCCAGCAGCTTCTAAAGCGGATTGTTTGGTGATACCAAATGAAACAGCAGATTGCTTAGCGAAATCGTTGACAACCTTTGCCGAAGCACCAAAAACTGTATTTACTTTAGATTGGGATTCTTCCAAATTGGAAGCCATATCAACAAGTTTGATTGAACTAGCAGCAATAGCACCGAACGCTGCGGTACCGGCTACAGCAAGGGTGCGGAAGGATGGGACAAGGGTTTTAAGTTTTCCACCTATGCCGTTTACATCATCGCTGACTTTCTTGATTCCTTTGTTGAATCCAAGTGTGTCAGAAATGAATTTAACAACGAACGTGCGCTCACCAGCCATGCGCCGATTCTACTCAATAACCGACAACCCATTTCGCAAAGCCCTGAACTCTTTCAACATTGCTGAATATAAGTCTTTCCCTGATAGACCATCCCAGCGAGAAATATCTACAGGAGCATTCCACCAAGCCTCACTCAATATCTCTGCACCAGCACGATGCTGACGTGGCTGACGTGCTTGCTTTGCGCGTGGTGCTACAGGATTAGAAGCAACCTGGACATCGAGTGTGAATGATGAATCCAACAACTCACCGTGACCTTCATGGAACTCAAACGGCTGATCTGGTGCGTGTTGAGGGAGATAGAAAATTCGTGCAGGGTCTTTAGTCTGAGGGTCACCAACCAAACCGATACGCTCATGCAACTCAGCCCACACCACCCGCCACAACGACGCAGGCACCTTCTCCGCTAACGGCAAGACCAGGTGATAGTGAGGATCATCCAAGCGATGCGAATACGTCGAATAAGCGAACCATTCCAAACCCTCTAGTTGAGCATTGTCAAAGGCTTCGCTGTCCATGTCCACAACTAACGCCTCAACAAAGCGAACATTACGGTTGCCTCTAGTCGTTCCAGCGTCATACTCAACAGGCGACCACAACGACCCAGAAGCCTTCTCAGCGTTCTCCTCATGGAATGACAACAACTCCTTGAGTTGCAGCCACGACGAAGCCAAAGGCTTCGGATAAATAGACTTCACATCCTTAAATAGAACAGCCATAACCCCTCCTCCTAGAAGGGTACAGGAACCTCAGCCAAAGTCAAGCATTATCTTTTAAGGCTAATCTTTGACGAAAACCAAGCCCTTGTCAGTCATGTTGTAAACACCGCCAGCCTCAGTACGGGCTTTAGTAGCAGCAGCTTTGTCATCAGACAATTTGGCTAAAACTCGGTCAATGGCATTGAGATATTCGTTAGCAATATTTTGTTTTTCTTTACGGACAGTAGGCCAAAAGAAATAACCGGAACGACCACGATGCCTTAAAAATTGTTTGGTTGTTGGTCTAGATCCACCACCAAATTCGGCACCAAAAAATACATCACCTCTGGTGACTTTACGCTTGACTCTTCGCTTTGTTTTGATGTTGTATGAAGAAGAGAATTTGCTTGATTTTGATTGGAATGGAGAGTTTTCTTTAAGCTTGATAGTCGGGATGCGATCTCGGCTTGCGCTCATGCCCTTCATAACTTCAACAGCCTGACGGCTACGAGTCACAGTCCCAGCTTCTGCTTTAGCTTTATCCAACAAATTCTGTGCCACTTGTTCAGCAGCCTTACGCATTTCATTATTGAAATCAGGATAAGCCTTTGAAGCATCACGCAAAAATTCTGCAATACCAATGATTTGTACAGAATCGTTTCCAGCAGTAATGCTGACCTGTCCTGCTCTACCAAATGCTTGCGCCATACTGCAAGACTACTTGCCTAGATGAATTGCTCTCCAACGCAAATAAGCGAACATCGTGAAAATCATTCGAGGGTCTTCTGCCAGCAACACCGAAGGTGCAATACCTGTCTCAACAGACAAGTAAGCAATCATCCAATGGGCTGACTGATCTCCAAAGGGACGATCACGGCATCAGCCTGGTTACCCAACTCCAAAGCCTCAATCTCGTTAATCCACGAATCAAAATCTAAACCAGTACGTTTCGTGCGATGCTCAGAATGCCAAGCCAAGAAACCTAAATCGGTGAGCGTCAGTTCAGCCTCAAACTTCGCAACGCTTTTACTGAACTTTTGTTCAAAGGCGATGAAGTCTGGGAACGCAGCAATGATGGTGCGCTTTGATTGATCTAACGATGACGTTACTTCTAACGCTATTTTCATTTGTCCTCCGCAGGGTTAAGGGTTTGTTAGAAAACTTACGCGCCAGTACCAGTCTTAACAACTGCACCGTCAACAGGGAAGGTGACATCAAAAGTGGCAAGGTCGCCTACAGCACCGTTGACTGGTGTGTAGCCAACTGGCAACACGTTGAACGAATACTGTGGTTGAGCCGAACCGGCAGTAGCAGTACCGTTTGGCTTAATCACCATTGGTACAGCAGTTCCGTTGTTGAACGCATCATAAAACAACTTTTCAATCGTTGGATAATCCTGGTGCATTGACAAGGTGACGCTGTGGTCACGCAAGCCTTGGATGCGGGTAACAGCGTTTGCTGTACCGAACGCGGTAGTTGTGACTTCGGCTGCGGAGAGCGTCAAGGCCACAGATGCTACGTAACTAGAAATATCTGTATTCGCAGTACCGAAGGTTACGTTTACGTTTGTGAGAACTTGCTTTGCCATGTTGATTACTCCTGCCTTCCGGCACTCGAAGATTTACTAATGAAACTCTACACGCTCGCAGGAATGCGTATCAACTAAGCGTACACCACCACACGGAAGTCAACCATCAGATAGGTCGCATCGTTACCATCCAGCGTCGAGATGTTGGATGCTGACTCAACTAACAAGTCCTGTACCACCCCGCCCAACGTGCGATCCGATTCCAACGCCTGACGAACCGATGAGGTTCCCCGATACGACAAGAAGCCGTCCAACGCTATCTGAGCTGTGCGTTCAGCCGAACGACCGACCACCACAGACACATTGAAAATGTGGGTTAGCAAACCCCCACCCATAGCCCCGTTGTAGGTGATTGAATCCAACATAGGCCACGCAAACGGAGCGTTCACATTGTCAGGCTGCTGAGCGTAAGCACGAAGCCCTGAGATGGTTCTCAGCGCGGTAGCAATACCTTCTTTGATTTCGGTGACGGTTGTTGTTGCGCTCATGCGTAAATCCGCATACGACGATACGGTTCAACCAGCTGAGCCATATCAGGGTCAAGGTATCGAGATACACGAATGGCACCCAAGTCACCAAACCCAGCCACCCCAAGCGGTGAGTCGTAACGTTTGAAGATGCGTGAAGCCTGAATGATCGTTGCCTGAGTTACAGGCTCAGGGATCGCAGGCCAACCGAACACAGCAGTCACCTGAACCAAAGCCTGCTCACCATAGTTAGCGTTTACCGTTGGGAACAGATAATCACCAACAGCACGAATCTTGTCGTAACTCCAAGTCAACCCGTCAAGGTTTCCGTTCAACGGTTCCAACTGGTAATCGGAACGAGTCCACGTCACATCAAAGTTGCCATCAGCAAACGAAGAAGTTTTCAACGTGATAGCAGTACCAGCAATATCGTCAATCGAGCAGTAAAACGAATCCTCTGCCTGGAACACGCGAGCCTCAGCCGTGCCACTCTGCCAGAAGCGACGGTTGCAATAACCATCAATCAGACGTGATGCTGCACCAACACAGTTATCAATCAGGTCGTCATCAATGGTGTCAGCTGTGCCGATACGCAAAGCAGCCTTAACTTGGTTGCGTGTGGCATACCCATTCGTAATGGTCATAGTGTCCTGATTCTAGTTGATTGACGCAGCACCACGATACTGCACACCTTCAAGCGAATAGTTCACAAATGGGTTCAACGAATACACCTGACACGAATACACATCCCACAACCGTTGCTTCATATCTCGAAGATGACGCTCATACAAAGCCCAATGAGTATCCCCAGCAACATACCCATCAACCCTGTCCTTGCCGTTCAACTGACCACAATCAGCCCCAACTAACACAATGAACTTCGCCCCCATATACGCTGCAAGGTGCATCGCCCCATGAATGCTCGATGACCCGATAGTCAACTGGTCATACTCAACAGGCCAATCCTTGTCATGTGGATTGAACGACACACCAGGTCTGCCGGTGCGGGTATGGAATGTCACGATCTTTGGCATGAAGCCTTGGAACTCTGCATCAGTTCCATGCTCACGCAATGGGGTAAAGACTGCGATTGACTCATCACGTCGAGCTTCTTGAATTGCGTCAGAGTGATAATGGCTGAAGCAGTAATAGTTTTTCATCCCGAAAACTGACCCAGAGAAATTGACTGCGATACTCAGTTTGTCGTCAAAGAAATCTGGTGACAAATAATCTAATGTCGCACCTGACCCGATGACATAAATTGTTTCTCCCTCATGCAAAAGGTTGTAATCCTCTAATCCCATCCCAAATCCCTTCGTCGTGTTAAATCCCAATGACCCGCTTCTGGTAAACCTGACTGCCAACGCATCGCATGTAAAGCCCCATTCGCAGCAAAACTGCGACGATTCTTTTCGGCTAGTTCTGGTGCCGATGAAATCGTTGACGAGTTGTCATGAACGATCCCAGCATTAGAAGTAAAAATCTCTATGTTCAAACGTGTTGCACGATCCTGAAAATCTGTGTCCTCAAAATATGCTGGCACATAACACTCTGAGAACAATCCAACCTTTGCCACTACATTCGCACCAACCCACGCGCACGACCAACCAGGCATCGCCTCAGTCAACGTGATTGATTCAGGGTTGCAGTCCTTGTAGAAAACTTCTAGTTGTCCTGGCTCAAAGAACGCATCCGAGTTGAGGATCATCCAGCCGTCAGCGTGAGGAGTTGCTTTGATACCAATGTTCCAAGATGGTGCTACACCGAGGTTAGTTGGCATTGACCAGACGTGATAGTTCTTGACATGGCGACGGTCAATCACCCAAGGCCAGTCATGCAGGGTGGACTGTCCACCATTGTCAATGATGATGAGTGTCTCCACGTCATAGTCAATCGACTGGAGGCACCTGTCTAGTAGGTCGTAACGATTTAAGACGGGGACGATGATGACTGGCACCATGCTGACAACTCCTTCATCACAGGCTTCCACGATTGCTCATAAACGAGGTCTGCGTCATATTGGCTGGCAAAGGCCACAGCATCCTTATCCACGCCTCTGGGGGCTTCGTAGGAGGCTTTCAGGGCATCCACGATGGAAGACACAACAGGGGTGCAGAACCATGACCTTTGATGCGCATCCCAGAATGGCTGAATGTCCACAGCCCACCCAGACCCAACCAACTCAGGCTGTGCCGTGTAGTTAGACACGATGACCCGTGTACCGCAAGCCTGAGCCTCGATGACCGGAACCCCGAAGCCCTCACCCATCGAGCAAGCCAACAGCACATCAGCTGCGGAATACAACGCAGCCAAAGCCTGCTGAGGGAAACCAGTCCGATAAACATACGGGTCACAAATCTTGTACTGCTCAGGCTTCACACCACAAGCCTCCAAAAGATGCACCAAATTGATACCACCCATCGCACCATCACGTTCCGTGTGTAGATACAACATTGCGTCAGGATGATCTTGAGCAAAAATTGCGAACGCCAAAATGTTTTCAGCAAACGATTTACGCGAAGGGTTCGCACCCTTATTCGCAGCGTTCATCATGACAACAAACTTGTCGTCAGGAATCTCCATCAAATCACGACCCGTAACATCACCCTTCGGTGAAACAATTTTTGCTGTTGGCTTGAAAACTTTTTCTATCGCATGAGGAACATACATCGCATCTACGCCAGCGTTCTGCAACATTTGTAAACCAAACTTTGACATCGCAATCGGTTTCACATTGTCACGCTTACACCAAGCCAAAACATTCGGAGGAATAGGAGCATGGTCAATAGGTACCCAAGATGCAATGTTTGGTACCTGATCCAATGAGCCTGATTGCAACACCCAAACATCAAACAATGTAATCATCATTGCTTGCATATCAAGATTGCCGTTAGCCCAATCCATCCAATGCGCAACCATGATGTCATCGCTATACGCAGACATTCCACGCGGATAAAGTTTTACACCATTCCACATTGAAGAAATACCTTCAATGCCATACATCGCATGGATCGCTACTTCGTGTTGGTCTTGGATGAGCCTTGTGACGACTTGCGCTGTTTGGGTGCCGTAGCCCGTTGGGGCGAAAGGGGCGTTGGAATACCAGAGGATTCGTAGCGCGTCGGAATTGGCAAATCTGCCAGCTCTGGCAAGTGCGCTATTCCCCTGCGGAGCAATATCTCCGCCTCTAGGTCTGGTAACTCGACCGGTGTGTTCTTGACGATTACGAGCATTTCCCACCATTCTCTCCTTCGCAGGTCGCAGGGTATAAAAAGAAATGAGGGTAGGTCGCCCTGCGTGTTCGACCTACCCTCAAACTTACACCGATATTGCTATCGGTTGCACTACCTTCAACTTATGGTTGGAGGAGGTGCTTAATGTGGCTAACTTGTGGAAGATTTCCGTCAACTCTGTATGTGCTGCGGAAAGTCACTAAGCCCGTGTTGAATGCGAAGTCATCGCTGCGCTCCAACTTGATTCCACCAACTGTGCGTACATAGTACGAAGGTAGGTGACCAACAATGACGGACTTGGTTCCAGTTGCTACGTCGACCATTGAAGGGTTTTCGTAGATTGGCTTGCCAAGAAGCATGTCTGGTGATTCCATTGAAAGAGCTGGCTGGAATACATAATTTCCAGCTGTGTCCTTCAACTTGCGAACTGCACCAATTGACTTGCCGTTCATCATCCAACCAACACCAGGAAGGTTACGTGCTGCGCCATCAAGGCTGTATAGCAAGTCAATCAAGTTGTCTGCGGTGAATGCGGTAGCAGTTCCAGCCGTGCCGCCTACTGCGCTCGCTGTCACGATGCCCTTTGGCTGGTTGGTTCCTGAACCGACTGTCAAAGCCGAACCTACTGCGTAACCAAGAGCGTTACCAGTTTGTTCTGCCAAGAAGCCGAGGATGTCAACACCAGAGTCTTCGATAAGTTCCGTTGTCAACTGCGTCAAGAATGAGTACTTGTAAGCACCCAAGGTAACGAAGCTGTTGAACTGTGGATCGGATTCTGGAATTGCGGTTCCTTCACCTGGCAGAGTAGCTGTTGACCAGCTGAACTGCGAAGGGATTTGAAGGTTCTCGCCACCAGCGGTGTTCAAAATCGTTGCTACTTGCAAGATCGGTGCAACAAGACGAGCCTGTGCAATTACTTGGTTGTAGAACGAGGTTGGTACAGGTGCGCCTGCTGAACCCTTGGTGATGTCACGACGTTCAAATGTGTGTGAACGCTTTTCGCCCATAACAAGTGAACGCAAGAACGAAGCATCATCTGCAACTGGTGCAGCTGATTCCTGTGGACGTGCCTGTGAAGCGATGTCACGGGTTGCTGCATCGAGGCGAAGTTCGCGAGCTTCGTCTTCACGAAGTTTTGCGATGGTCTGTCCACGCTCGTCCAGTTCCTTAGAGATGCGCTCATAGGTTTGGTTTTCTTCTGCTGAGAGGTCACGCTTTTCTGCGGTGGCTTTGTCCAAGATTGACTTGGCTTCTTCCCATGCACGATTGCGAATCTCAACCTGACGGTCAATATATTCTTTCATGATGTTTTCCTTCTCCCGTTAGGGATGAATGTTGAGTGTTTGGATACGCAGGGATTTAACTTAAACCTGGTACGGCTCCGTACACAGCAACATCCAAGGAGGCTCCTCGCGTTGGACGCAGTACTAAAACAGTACTAGAAATTCTTGATTAGTTCAAGATGCTTGGCCATCAGGCCAAGAGTCGCAGGTGGTTCAGTTGGTGTTGGCTCCAACTTCGCAACAGTTTCACGCAACAACGCACCCTGATCGGATGACAAAGTTTTCCCTGATTCCAGAACCAAGATTGCGTCAGCAAGACGATCAGCATCAACACCAGTACGAGTAGCAAGCGCATCAAAGCTGCGAACCTGTGCAGATGTTGCTGAATACGCTGGGAACCCTGTCACAACAGAAACTTCAAATAGTTTGATTTGACGGAGTTCACGGTTCATTCCGTCTTCAGACCAACGGTCACCACCAGAAGGAACAGTAAACCCGAACGACATCGAGGTCACGTCACCACGCTTCATCAAAATTGATAGGTCTTTACCCACAGAAGTTTCAGGCAAATCAGCCGAAGCCAACAAACCCTTTGAATCTTCTTGCAGGCGCAAAGTCTTTGCGCGGGTCGTAGCCAACAACATTGATGAGTCATGATTCATGTACATCCGAATATTATTTCGTGCCTTCAACGAACGTGCGAATGCACCAGGCGCAATAGTTTCAATGAATGGCAATGGTTCAGATGGTGAGTTGAATACAGCTGCATAACCTGTGAACGACATACCGTCACCGGACTCGTTAGCGCGTAACTCAAAATCGGATACGGTAACTCTGCGTGTTTCAACCTGTTCAGTCATATAAGAAACATTACCAAAGTCCTGTTCACGCTGACGATGGAACGCTGGTGCTTCACGCAAGACAGGCATATCACCAGATTTGATTCGCTTTGGGTCAAGAGTTTTGATACCTAAATCAAAATATGCTCGACGTGCAGCAGGGTCATTATCTATCGCTAGAACCACAGTCTGCTCAGACAGAATGTCCGCAGCCTTGTTGCCTTTGTATTCAGGCGTTGGGATGCTCAAGTCTTCGTTGAACTCAATGTCATCGTATTTAACTCCGGCATCAGCCAACTCTGCAACAGTCTTATCTTCTTCGTCTTCGCCACGACCAGTCACAATATAGATAAAGAACTTCTCATAAAGAGCGTTCACATAGTCAATGTTTTTTTGAATGCCCTCACCGCCAGCAAGCAATGTTCCATCAATATCAACGATGACCACATCTTGAGCATTGGCAGTTCGTTGCGAACCAGTCTGATCGTCTTTTATGGCCTGTGCTTTACGAGCAAACCAAGTCATCGCAGGTTCAGGGTCAAGTGGATCAATTCCCCAAAGATAGAACGCGACAGCACCAGCACCAGGGAAACCCTCATCATCAGCCTCAGAGTTCTGTGAAGCATCCAAATCAACTAGATGACGTTGACCCCAAGCGTTTGCTCGAATCACCTTGTCCTCAGTAATTTGACCGTCAGCCATCTGGCGAGCCTCACGAATAGTGCGCTCCACCAAACCATCACCACCCAAACCTTGAACGTTATATTCCAAACCTTTAGCAGCTGCATCTTGAATATATGAAGGCAGATTCAAATCAACTGCACGTTCCCCACCAGGAGCCATATCCTCAGCCAACGAAACTGCAACCATCTGATCTATCGCATCCTGTTTTGATTGGTGGCATCCCATGACTTCGCCATCTTCCTTTTCAACAGCCCAACCTGAACAATCAGGATTCTTATCTGAAATAAAATATGGCATTAGAACGGCTGCACAATCAGAGAACAAGTAAGCGAACTTCCAGCAATTCCAAAGAGCTGTTCGGTGGTATTCAAAACAAAATACAAAGTTGCTTCAGGATCAAGATGTAAACCAGTTGAAGTTGTAACAGCAGAACCACCCAAATAAATAACCGAGTTCGCCTGATGGTTATTGTTATGAATTGTCACCTTCACAGGATTGATAGGTGCATCAGCCAGCAACACAGGCGTTGTGTTCACCGTGTAAACATAAGAACTCAAAGTCATGTCACCTCATAAGCAGACGGAGGATCATCAGGTGCCACAGTTGAAATCTGTTGCAACTGACTCGAAGGCAAACCAGTATGAGCCACAGCTGGTAAACCAACCATCGCCAAAACCTCAGCCGGATCAAAGCCAGTCAAAATCAACCGTTGCGCAATCTCAGCCTTGGACTGCATCTCAGCCAAGTTCGCAGCATTCACATCCACATTGGCAAGCGAAACTCTATAACCATCGCCACCCTCAACAGGAGCCATATCCTCAAGACGATGAACATCATTGATTGATAAGAAGCCTGACTGAAGGCCTGTTGAGAACGCTGTGTAACGCGAAGCCTGATCGCCACGAAGCAGGCCGTCCACGTTGAACTTCATGAATGCTCGACCAGCAAGCAAGCGTGAATAGCCTTCCTCAATTTTTTCTATGTACGGACGCAAAGTGTGAGTCACATACTGGATGCCGTTCTGTTCAACGGAGGCATACGACATCGCACCAGGCGTAGTCACACCCAGCATTGATGGAGGCACACGGAAGATACGGGCAATCTCCTCAACAGCGAAACGACGTGACTCCAAGAACTGTGCAGAATCATTGTCCACAGTTGTCTTCGTGAACTTAGCCCCACCGAACAACACACCAGGACGATGCGAACGACGCAAACCCTTGTGGCCTTCCTCGAACCCTGACACCAAATCCTTAGCCTGTTCACGGGTCAGGTTGCCAGGGAACTCGATGATGCCAGAAGCTGAAGAACCTTGACCGAAGAATCGTGCAGCGAACTCCTCCAACGCTTTAGCCAACCCCAAGTTTTCTTTGATGAGTTCAATGCGTGAGCGTCCACGCAAATCACCAGGCAAACGAAGTTCGGTGATATGAATCATGTTGTCAGCTGTGATTACATCACGGCCTTCATAAATGTAAATCGGACGACGAGTCTCACGGTCACGACTGCACTCAACACGCTCAGGGTTCAAAACAACCAAACCAGCAATACCTTGATCGTCGCGCAAGATGCGGGTGAACGAGTTGCCGTTCAACATCAACGAAACAAGAACCTGTTGGAAATGCTCGATGCGGGTCACACCAGATTCAGGGTTATCCAACCAGTCTGGTCGTGGACGGAACGGACGACGAGTTCCATCAAGACGTAAGAATGTGTCAACAGGAAGAGTTGAAATTGAATCTGAAATCATGCGCACACACGCATAGACCGCTTCAATTTTTAGTGAGTCTTGTTGCGTGACTGTTGTGCCTGATGCGGTAGTGAAACTGAACGTGTCACCTGAAGCAAACAAATTTTGGAACGAAACCGCACGTTCCTCGTTGCCACCACCCAACAGCCTTGACAACATTATTTAGCCTTTCCGCGACCACGCTCGTAGGCAGCCGTGAACAATAGAACTGACAGGCCAACAAAAATTAGCCCTAATGGAATTGATAACAAGAATAGTCCAGATGCGATGAGCAAGATGGATAAAAGTTCTAGCAGGATGATAGGCATATCTCTAGACTACAAAGAACCCAGGCACAGGTGCGACTTCTTCACGTCGAGTCGCACGATCCACAGCCATACTCAACGCAATAGCAGCGTCAATCTTGCGACGCGACTTACCCTTAGACAGTCGAAGACCAGCATCAGTTTGACGTGGCACAGCAGACAACACCTGATCCGTGAACATCGGATCGCCATCATGAGCCAACTGCTGATTCACAATGCACTCATACAGCGTTCCGATAGCAGGCACCATACGTTGCGCGGACTGCGGGAACTCAACCATCGGCAACCCGTCATCAGCTAAAGCCTCAGCTGAACGCTGGAAGAATGCTGGGTCATAAGCAAACTCACGCACATTGAACTGACGATGTAACTCTCGAAGGTGATGTTCAACTGCTGCGATGTCAGTCATCGCCCCATCAGGAATCCAAATCTTCGCTCGCACCACCAACCTGCGACCCTGCGGTTGACACAACACCACAGCAATCGAGTCATGCTTCAATGCCATGTCAATCCCCACAAACATCGGCAAGTCAGGATCAAGTTGTAGATCAGACTGGCATTGCTCCCACCCGCCAGCTGGAAGCCAGGGCGAGTCCTCTTGCCTGACCCATTGGTTCAGGCGATATCTACGAAATGGAATCTCAGCCGTCTGATTCATGCTGACCTCCATGTCTTCCATGTCCAGCAAACCTTCAGCCAAGTTTGGGTTAGACAAAGCCCACGCATCTCGGTCATGAATCGCACAAGCCTCAGGTGCCTCCCACCAAAAGAAACCAAACCGTTCATCGTCACGCTCACCAGAGATAACTTGCTTGCCGTAGTTGTACAACCGTCCGCAGATTGTGTCCAAGTCAAAGCCTGCTGTAGTGATTGCAACAATCATCGGGTCTTTACGCGCACCCGAACCCAACGTCAAAGCATCCCAAAGTTCTGAGTCGCGCTGAACGTGCAACTCGTCAAATACCACACACGACGGGTTTAGACCTTGCTGAAGTTTTGCGTCACTTGATAGCACTCGATAGATAGCACCAGTAGACGGAACCTCAATCACATCCCGATACACCTTGCATACACCTGACAAGGCTGGCGACTGAGTGATCTGCCACTTAGCCTCATTGAACACAACCCGTGCCTGCTGGCGGTCACCTGCTGCGGAATACACTTCGGCACCTGGCTCACCTTCAATCAAATTGTAAAGAGCAATCAGCGAACCAAGAAGTGACTTGCCGTTCTTACGCGCAAGCCCGACTAATGCCCGTCGGTAACGAAGGAGGCCATCAGCACGACGCTCAAAAAGATTATCCAATAAATCAGACTGCCAACCAGTAAGCACCAATGGCTCACCCGCACGAACACCCTTCGACACATGAAGAAAAGTTCGTGCAAAATCGGTGACCTGCGCACCATCAGACTTCGGATACAACCTCTGCGTCGACCACGTTGGCCTTGCGTTGTCTGAATTGGTCAAGCTCATTTGCCACCCTTATCTCTGCCAGACCAAGACGCGCACGATCCGAAGGCGTGAAACCCAGCAAACTCATCCAAGCCGTGTTCTGTGCATCCATCTGATCTATCTGCTTCACCGCTGGATGGGTCACGATCTGACCGTTCGGACTGGTATACCAACGACGCTCGACATCCGACCCCAACCAAAGTTCTAGTTCTGCGATGGTGTCGAAGTTTGAACACAACCTGGTCATGAGTGGTGTGTCGTGCAACTCGCTCAGATGCCTCCGACCAGCAGTCCAATAAATTCCCCAATACGCCGAACCAACCACCCCCAAAGTTTTCGGTGCCTCTGGAATTATTGACAAATCCACCAAAGCCAACGCGGACTCCGGCATCGGTTGAGCTGCTAAACCATTCCGAACCCGTGCGCCTCTCGCACGTTTGCGTTCCAACGGTTCGGCCTTGTTGCCCCGTCCAACTCCAGTTGACACTTTTGGCATGACCCCAGTGTAGGCGGTAGGGGACTACCGACCACAAGACTTTTGCCC